TTAGTAAATCTGATTTCCGAAATTATCAAAGACTTTATATCCCGGATTATGCCTGCAAAGGTTTATGGCATTGTCTTTATCCTTAAATGCCCCTATCTGGCTGGCTGCATCCTGCCAGGATTTGCGTACCCTGTAATAGCCTGTTCCTGCCGTACCAGCCTTTTGTTCCGGCGCGGCTTTAAACTCCACGTAATCCGGGATAGAGGTAATAAAAAGGCCGCTCTTAAGCTTGTACCACTTTTCGTCCTTAGAAATGCCAACAACGGTAAATGTGCCGGATTTTACTGCCTGGTCAATTTCTGCCAGCATGGAGGGGGCTTTTCGGATGTTTAAGCCGTCAAATCCCTTGTAAATTACTTTCACTGTGCCATTTAAGGCATTTACCTTTTGACTGCTTGTATCGTTGCGCAGCGCATCCACAGAGGGAACGGGGGCAAGGGATACCGCTGCCCCTTCCATCGCCCCTTTCACATCCTGCCTAAACTGATCCATGGTAAGTCCAAACTTGTCCCAAAGATGGCCTACGTCCCCATGGTTAGACGCTATGCCCTTTTTATGGCCCTCCTGATGGCTCATGATAACGCTGCTGTCTAATGGGTTAAAACTATACTCTTTGCAGAGAAATGCAAAAAACTGCACTGCGTTCCTATAGACGGCATAGATATGTTCTTTTGTATTTACCCCATTTCCAAGCTCTATCCAGTCAGCACCTTTTGTATACTTAATCGTAGCAGGTTCTGTCATTTCAAGGCTGATAAGGAAATTATTGCCGCTGCCTTTTACACCTTTGCCGCAGTGCCATGCTTTCATATCCCAGGGAAGGAGCTGATAAATGACCCCCTCCTTTCCCACAACAGCATGGACACATGCTGCGGCACTGCTGCTCTGCCAGTTTTTTACAAACGCCATTGGGTCTGGCTGGGGACATCCCACGGAATGAAGCATTATTCCTCTTGGCGTTATCTTTGCCCCTATTTTGTAACAGGGATTTTCCACTGCCCTTTTCTCTGCAATCTGCACTTCCTTTTCCATTATTCCATTTCTGCCATCTCCCTCCCAAAGATCATACCGGGTCAAATTAAATTTCTCAATAATGGAACAAATCTTTGGCACATAATTCCTGTCTGACGCATATCCCCCCTCTTTTATGATCTGTATGGCTCTTTTATAATCCCTTTCCCCTTTCAGGCCTGCATATCGCAGGCTGTTTCCATTTACCGCGCCGGTTAAATAGCAGGAATGATCTTTTACACTGGTATCCATATCAGGATATTTTCTAAAATCTGCCCATATTGTGTATACCCTGCCGTCTCCTGACTGCTCCTTTGTCTTTTGGGCATATTTCGATTTCCCATCCCAGACAGATTTCCAGGTATTGCCGCTTAAGCTGCATTTCATGCCAAAGAAATTATTTGCCTTTAAAGCCAGCTCAGTAGTTCCATAGCCAGATTCCAGAATTGCCTGGGCTATAGTGACAGAGGCAGGTATTCCACTGCATTCCATGTCTTTTACTGCGCAATCCCCTATTTTTTCTATAAATTCCTGCTGTGTCACGAAGCTTATTCCTCCCTGTCTTTTGTCAAAGTTCCTGAGATATTTTCCCCATAAGCCTTAATGCTCTTTACAAGGGGCATAAGGAAAGACGGAATCTTGATTCCAATGTCCACCATATTTTCCAAAATGCTGATAATCTCATTGCACACGATCCAAATTGCCACAACACAGGCCACCAGAAAGCGGAAGGGCATAGTAAAACCAAATGTTTCTGCAGAATATTTTAAAAGCTCATCCACCATAGCCCCCACAACTACTAATAACCACATGGTAACTTTTTTGCTGATTCCCTTCATGCTTCTGTAGGAGCTTATTCCTCCGCATTGCCTGGCGGGAGCCGCCATCAGCCCTGTTATATAATCGATAATATTGCTGGATATCAATAATATAGCCGGTACATACAACGCTCCAAGCACAGAGGATAACAGGCCTGTCAGCGCTGAAAAAAATACTTTTATGATATTATTATTTATATGTTACACTCCCTCTCTACTTCAATTAGACTTGTTACAGATTTACTGCTCCTGTCTGCCGCCAGAAAAAACAGAATCCCCAGCCGCTAATTTCTCATAAATAGATTCAAAAGAAATACTTTCATTCTCCTCCCAATCTAAAAGAATGGTTGTCTTAAAACTGTAAAACTGTGGGATTTGGGAAAGTTCCTGATACCTTTCAATTTTTTCATTGATTTCTTCCGCCTCTTTTTCAGATTCTTTTGTATTTGGAGAACCTGTGAGGACAGAAAGGCGTGGAATTAATTCCCCCATCTGGGCAGAAAGGCTTATCTGCTCTTTTTCCTGCTGCCTATATGTACTGTCTGCATAGGATTCCACCTCGACGGAGAGTTTATTGTGATTTTTTATAATACTTCCTATTCTGTGATAAGTTCCTGTTATTCCGTTGCTGCTTTTGATTTCTTTTATGAATGCCATTTTATTTCCTCCTTTTTCTTCTCTTTTATGCAATTCTTTTCCATGCGTATACTACAAGGTACGGGGGCATGTTGTTGTGGGCCGTGCCGGATCCTGCAAAAGCCGTTGTCCCCGAGTAGGCGTGTTGATGAAATGCCGAACGGCCGCCTGTGGTGCCGGAAACTCCGTGGGTGTGGTTTGCAGTGATTCCGGAAAGTCCAAAATTAGCGAATGTATGTGTATGATTTCCTCCATTATATGAAGTAAACCCACTAACAGCCTCATTTGGGCTACATGTCTGCCAGTGGCTTCCGGAACCATTATTCCAACTTGCTTTTTTTGCACCTAGAGTGTGTGCATGCTCACCAGAGTAAGCAAGGTCAAGTGCAGTTGGGTTATGGGTATGGTCCGCACTAACCGTCCCGGTATTTGCCGAAAACCCATGGGTATGGTCGTTATTATCGTTCCCGGTAGTACCGGAATACCCATGGCCATGCTCCGGCATTTCTGTCACACTAAGCATATGTAACGCTTCTCCCCCAGTCTCCCCAGCCTTATATTTTTTCCCGGCCGCCAGAAGAAACATATCTTCTATCCGCTCCCAGGTGCCGCCAAATAAAATTTCCGGACTGGTATCCCCACAGGACGTATATATCGTCCCAACCGGATGTATCAGATCTAATAAAGCTGTTTTCACTAAATCCTCATTTTCCATATCTTTTATTTTTGCATCAATTTTTACAAAGTTTTCGGACTGTTCATTGATATTATAAAAATCATTTTCCTCAGCCACTTTCAATTTTAAATAATCTGTCTCATACATTACTAAGCACCTCTTCTCTCAATTCCCTGTGGGTATAATCTTTCAAATCTCCGTGGGTAAAACCGGATAGTGTTTTATGCTGGTTATAAAGCAGTTCCACGCTGTACAAAATATTACAGGGCAGAATTGCATTCAGCATAGATATCACACTGTCCACCATGGATTTGGAAACCAATTCTACTTTTAATTTCAAAACCTGATGCTCAAAATCCATGTCCGCCCGGTATCCCAAACTGCCGCAAAGCATATCCAGCTGCCTTAAAAGATATCTGTAATTATAAGGAACGGTAGTATTCCACCGGGTCAGCAGGCGAAACCGCCTTTCTTCCCATGTCTCATTTCCTTTTGGGATAATTCCCAGCATTTTTTCATACCTGATAATCCCTTCTTCACTGCTGCTGGAAACAAACTGATTGTCCGTTACCTTTCGGTGAATCCCCCTTATCCTATCCAGTTCTTCCGACTCCGTCTCCATAATCTGCACAAAGTCTTTATACTGTCTAAAATATTCCGGCAGATATTCAGACAGGTCTGTTCTCTCCTCATTCACTGTTCACACCTCCCAACACTGGTATCTGAAAACTGTCAAGAACCATATTTTCTCCCAGCCCGTTTAAGGTTGTCCCTCTTACGTCCACGATTCCCTGTACCGATAAAATTTCTGTGTTAATGCCGCTGATGCGGACAACGATTTCATCCCTGCCGCTCCACTCTTTTCTCAGTGATAAAAAATATTTCTCCAAGACTGCCTGAACAGAAGGTTTGCACATCTCCCAGTCATACCCGGCATCACAGGTAACAGCGGTACGAATATCCACCTGGATTTCCTCTGCCGTATCAACAGTTACCACATGGCCGATAGGCGCCGCGCCATCTCCCATGCCGTCCTGGTTTGGATCAAAAAATTCCTGTACGGTTCCCATTAGTTCCGGGGATGCGCCGCCAAAATCTTTATTTTGCAGCACTAACTTTACAGTCCCTCCTCCATTCCACGCCGGAACCACTTTGACAGCCCCCACCCCGGGAATTTTTAAGGTTTTATTTTTGTATTCGTTCCTGTTTCCCCCAAACTCATTTGCCTCAAAGGAATTTATATATCGCTCCCTGAGACTCTCCGTATCCTCCTCCTCTGACCCATAAACGGATATTTCCGTAATGGTCATGGATTCAAGCCCCTCTATGTATTCCCCGGGAATCAGCTGGTCTTGGTATCTGTTCCCCCTCTCTCCTGCCTCAACGGCCCTCAGATAATATTTTCCATCTGAAAGCTTTTCCGTAACAGCATAGTCCATATCCGGGGAAGTAAATATTGTCCCGGGTTCAATGTCTGCTGTCTTTGGCACAGCCTGCGCCGTCACAATGGCATTTGTGGCAGGATAGGGAGAAATTCCTCTTGTGAGAGCAATTTTTATTAAATTTTCCCTGGAGGCAGTATCTGCAAATGCCTCCTCCCACATATCACTTAACTCTGCATATATAGTTACAATTTCTAAGGCTGCAGGAGCCAAAGCAGTATATATGGGACTGCTGGGACGTTTGTCAAAAGAATCCTCTATCCTTGACATCATCCTGTCCATAATTTCCTCAAATGTTACATCTTCCACCACTATATCAATACCTCCTTTTCCACTAATATTTCCCCGCTGTTTGTCTCCGCTGTAAAGGTCACAAAGACACTTCCCTTTTTACTTGTGTCAAACTGAAAGTCCTTTACGCCTGTTATTCTGTCATCCTGCTCTAAAGCCTCTGTAATCCTTCTTTTCAGCTCCGGCAGCACATAGCTGACAGGTTCCCCGAATAGTTCCCCAAGTTCCACGCCATAATTCCAGCTGTAGATTAAATACTCATATCTCTCAGAATTTAAAATGAGAAAAATTGCCTGTTTCATGCTCTCGAAACCGTCTATTGTGCCCTGCATCATACAGTTGGAACTGTCCAGCCGAAAGGTCAGTGAGGGCATCCTTTCCTCCTCAAAATTTTCCATTAAATCTTCCGATAACGGCAGCATTACTCTTCCACCCCCAATATAATATATTCCTGTCCGCCCTGTTGCTGGATCAGTATGACCGTATCCCCCTGCTCCACAGGGCCAATGTCTTTGCATGCTACAATCTGCTCTTTCGTCAGTACTATTTTCTGGCTGACTCTGATTTTTAATGGGCTTGCATCCACTACACTTCCTCTTCTGATTCTCACAGGGTTAGCCGCCTCCACTGCCTCTATCGCCGCCTGTTTGATCACCCGCAGCAAATCCGATGCGTTATACAGTAAAATCCCCTCCTCTCAAGGTTAAATCCATCCAGTGCTCCCCATCCTCAAATGTGTGTTTACATTTTTCCACAATCATCCACTGATATATCTTTGCATGATCAATCTTCATGGAAACCACCACCATAGAGCCTCCCCGCACCCGGTAATCCCCCAGTGCTTTTTTGATACTGATTTTTTTTGATTTCATATTGTACATTTTTAAAAGGGTTTTTGCCTTCTTTTTGCCGTTTTCCCCTTTTTCCAGTTTTTCATAGGATTGGAGCAGGCCCCAGGCATTTACATTTTTTCCACTTTTTGCCACATACAATTCCCGCTTCCCCGTATCTTTATTGTCGTAATAAACCTTTATCTGGTTGTACACATCCTGGTCAATGCTGGATGAGTACTCGCAGGTCTGACAAGTCTCTTGGTCCACAAGAATCTGCACTTTCATTTTTTCCAGATTTTTTAAGGTAAGTTTTCCAAAATCATCGTAGAGGACATACATTTCCCCGGTGTTTATCAAGGTCAAATCCTGGGCACTTTCTATCATGTCAAAAAGTGACTTATTATCTTCCACCCTGGAAGGAATCTTATATTTTGTGTCGGCGATAGTCCCTTTTTTCAAGGAAAAATCTGACGCTATTTTTTTCACCAGCCAGGACATGGTACGGTTTGCATACACATAACTGTCTTTGTTTTTCAGATACCTTAACTGGTCATAGGCTGTCACTGTCACCACGCCCTCGCTGATTTTTCTGGTAAAAATAAAGCCGTAAAATATTTTTTTCCCTTTGTATGTAAAGCGCACCGGGTTTCCCTCTGTGATTTTTAACTTCTCATCATCCAACACCTTAAAGGAAAGTTTTCCTGGGGTTCCATGCCTCTCCGTGCTCCACTCAACCCCCTCCTGCAGGGCAGGGCTGTATACTGTTTTTCCGTTTTGTATCACTAATTCTGTATCCATAGACATTAACTGTAGTAGGTCAACGGTATCGTTACCCACTTTCCCTTTTTCAATTTTGTTGATTTTTTCCACTTAACGATTGTCTTTTCCCCTTTCAGGGTCATTTTGATTCTTTTTGATTCCGGCATATTTGCGTCCACAATCACCGTATAAAGAGAGCCGTCCCCATATACCTGCTTTGCCAGGTTGAAAAGAGTGATTGTCTTTTTCAGTTTCATGCTGATCATTGGCCCTTCCTTTGTTTTTTGCACTACTTTTACATATTCTCCTTCCATGTCTATGTGAACTGTTTTGGAGTTCCGGAACTTTTCAAGGTTCAGTGTCTTTTTTGTCTTTACTTTACATTTCTTCACACCGTAATTTCTGTACTGCTTTAAAGAGATTTTCACTTTTACATCTGTCCCCAGATCTCCCGCGTCTTCTGTAATTTTATAATCCTCCACTGTGCAGGTAATATTTGTATCAAACAAAACCCTGCCGTGGGGAAGCACTCTGGACACTATAAACTGAAATTTTTCATTTTTCATTTTAAGCCTCTCAATCTCTTCCAGATAAACAGAGGCAGGCTGGAAACCAACAGATTCTCTGTACACCGCAAAAGGGTACAGGGTATTCGGAAGCAGAATTTCAAATTCTATGTCCGTAAGTCCCGGGGTTTTCAACACATTCACTTCCCCCTGATTCATCATCTGATAGGTTTTGTTGCTGCTGTTTATTTTTAGTTCCAGTTTTTCCGGGGGCACCGGAAGGAGCATTTTCCCCAGATAAAAATCATATGCCATTATTTATGCACCCCCTCCGCTGCCATGACCATAGCATTTTCTACGCTGTAGGCCAGATCATTTACGATTCCGTCTAAATCCATCTCTGAATTCACCGTATTGTTATTATTCATTGTGACCTTAATACTTGCAGTGGTAAAACGGTTCACCGTATCCCGCTCCGCTATATCCCTTAAATATTTCAGCTGTTCGTTTGAAATATCCACGGAATTCGCTATCGCAGCGGTGTTATCCGCCGTCCTACCGGTGTTTCCTGCCGTGGCTCCTGTATTGTCAGCGGTTGTTCCCATATTACTTGGTATGTTAGAGGTATTTCCAGAAACACCCACGTTTTCTGGAATATTTCCCACACTACTGTCACCGGAACCAAAATTTGCTCCCCAGCTATACCCCGCATCCCAAGCTCCGCTGTAGGATATGGGTTTTAACTTGTAGTCCTCTGAATTTATGGTTGATGGTTTAGAACCTCCATTTTCCGTTATAACCGTGTCTATTTTTGCCTGTACTTTTGCCTGAAATCCTGCCACAGCAGACGCTAAATTCGTGCCAAATATTGTATCAAGCAGACCTGCAGCTGCTTCAACAACACCCACAATAAAGTTAAATAGGTTTAAAAAAAGTATCTGTATTGTAGCTACAGGATGCTTAAAAATAATAGATAATGCAGCCACTAAAATTTGAAGAAAATTCCAAAATTCAATAAAGACCCCTATAATAAAATTGATTAAGCCCAATACTATATTTCCGATAAAAGCCCCTGCCACCGCAATGATGCCGCAGATAACTCCAACAGCGGAATACGTGCTGCCTGTTGCATGATTAACTGCTGCTACAATTGCATAAATGGCTGCAATAAACGCAAAACCCATTAAAAGAATCCAGGTCAGAGGACATGCAAGTAATGCGCCATTTAATATAGCTTGTCCTATTGCGGCAATCCCCGTCGCAGCAGCATAAATACCAAGTGCGAATGCAACTCCAAGAACTAAAGGCCCAAAAAATCCCCAATTTTCAGTAATAACCCCTACAACATTTGCCATAATATCTACAACCTCAGATGCCACAGCTCCCAAGCCTTCTAATACGTCTTTTGCCCCCTCCATAATCGTCTGCATCTCCTCGCTGGAAGCAAACTCACTCAGCTTCTCAAAGGCCGGGGCAAAAGCCACCCCAAAATCATTTCCCATCATGGCCGCAATCTGGCCAAAAGTGGTGGGCAGCTGTTCAAATTCTCCGTTAATCTCCCCCGACGCCGCAAAAACCGCCGCTTTTAAAGTTTCTGCAGATATCTCTCCCTGGGACGCCATTTCCCTAATTTTTTCTATAGGCATATCCATATACTCTGAGAGATATCCGATTAAATTTGGAGCCTGCTGAAAAATGCTGTTTAACTCCTCTCCCCCCTGGGCCCCCATGGCCAGAGCCTGGGACAGCTGGCTCATGGATGCGGCGGAATCCTCCGTGGACATCCCTGCAATCTCCATACTTTTGGACATCAGGTTTGCAAAATCTACCATCTCCCCTGTGGAGGAAAAAGCGTCCTTTGCATTTCTGCCAAAATCTGTCACCGCCGAAGCCATGCTGCCCATATCTGTTCTGGCATTGCTGGCGGAAGCTGCCACCGCCTGGAATAATTCCTGGGTCGTCTGCTGCCCGTCATTTATTGCCTCAAACCCAGCCATAGTATCTGCCATTTCATCTGACATAGAAAATGCTTCTTTTACCCTATCCATAGAGAAAATACTTCCTGCCAGAGACTTCATTTTTCCCAACAGCACATCTACAAAACCTGCTCCTGCCCGGACCTCATCGCTAAACTCTTTTTGTCCCTCCGCCGCATTATTTGTCTCCGTATTTACTTCTGCGGCAGCACTTTCCATTTCATTCATAGCCCCTGTAGCTGCATCGATACCGGGCACCTCCACATACTGTTCTGCGGTAACCTGGAACGCTAAAAATATGATTCGCAGATGCTCCACGCTTTCCGCCATGACTCCCATCGCAGGGGACAGCTCGTCTCGCACCTGTATGGCCGTTGACATCCCCGCCATATCCTTACCTCCTTTTTCTCATTCTTTCCAAATCTTCTTCCTGCTTTTTATCCGCCTCCCTCTTGATATCTATAGCGGCTATAATCATAGCCTTTTCATACCGGTTCAGCTTCAGGAACTTCTTTGGTGTCCAGTGGAAGCGGTGCAGACAGTAAAAAAAGTAATTGCTGTCTGCATCCCCTTCCATTATCAGTTTTTTGCTTCTGCCACCAGTTCCGTATCTGTAATGTTATATCCGCTGACATTCATCACATGTTTCACATATTCCTGGAACTCCCCGTCTTTATCCAGCATCTCCACAATGAGGTCCTCGGCACACATCACCCCGTAGGAATCCTGAAGTTCCTTATCCGTGAGATCCGGAAAAACAGTAGCTTTTGCCGCAGCCATACGGTTAAAGGTATCATTGTCGATAATCATTTTGCCTCCCTTTCCCATTTTGTTGGTTAATTTACGGATGGCGGCTGCCTCTTTGCTCTTTAAGGGTCTCACTTCCCACTCCATAACCTTTCCGCTGCCGTCCACAAAAGACTTGCTGGCGGCAATTTTTACCGTTCCTTCCTGCTTTTTATTCTGTTTTAAAAACGCTTCAAATTTACTCATAATTTCCTCCTATTCCATCCCTTCCAACATCTGATATTTTTCAGGACTTTCATAATCCTCAAAGGTAAAGCTGACTTCCTGCTCCACCCAATCGCCCTCTGCGTCAAATTTCTGCAGGCTTGCCTCGTCCAGATTACAGTCCTTATAAATTTTCGTACTTCTCCCGGCAGTGGAGGTTTTATCCTCATTGGTCACCTGAATATCAAAGTAAATATCCTCCCCGGTATTTTTGTACCGTTCCAATAAATCGTTGAAAATTTCTGTGTTGTAATAGATTGTCATTTTACCTGTACCGGACCATCCGTTGGACTTATTTCCTGCCGCAGTCCGGCCCAGAATATTGATTTCCTTTTTATTCTTCTTAAAACTTGCCTCAAAATTTTTCGCCTGCATTAAAAGGTATCTTTTCCCCTCCACAGTGATATAGCAGGATGCCAGTTTTGCAGCCACCGCATCCTTCGACATCATTGTGGTGTCTGCGAAGTACTGCAGATTCATATTAAAAAGCATATTTTTTTCCCTTTTCTCCTTCATATTTTCTTCTCCTTTTAACAATGTACCCATTTGCATTTCTCCTACTGCACATAAATGGTCATATAGCATTTTTCCATGGCGCAGATAGGCTGCACCGGATTGGAAACCACAATGCTTCTCTTGTCCTCCCCTGCTGTCACTTCCAGTTCCTTCGGGTCAAAATTCTGAATTGCCCGGATAGACTGCATCTGCTTATTATATGTGGACAAATCCCCCCAGAGAGACACTCTTCCATCTGCGTCATTGGGAATTTTCCCAAGATACTTACTGTGAAACAGGCCGGCTATATCATTGCCGTACTGGTCCAAGACACGCACCACCTGGTTTAAGGCAAAGTCTGAATTCATTTCTTCCGTATAAGAGACAAAAGAATTGATATCCTCCAGCACACGGATGCTGTCCCCTACCATGTGGTAGCAAAACTCTCCCGACTCCACGGATTTTATCAAATCCGCCTGTTTGGCATTGGCATCCACCTCATATTCCCCGTCGTAAATCTGGTTGGTAAGGGTTTTATTCACCCCGCATTCCGCCAGTGCGCCCCCTGTCCAGTAAACCAGTTCATTTCCCGCCGCGTCTCTATCCAGCACGTTATTTTTCAGGTTCACCACACCATGGTAATCTCCCGGATAATTGTGGATCACTGTCTGGAATTTTACGCCGCATTCATCCCTGAGCCTTTTTGTGTAAGAGGCAAAAAGTTTTTTGATAAGCTCATCTTCAGATGGGCAGATTAATACGTGAAATCCATAGGATTCCAGGGCTTCCAATGCCTTCTGGTAATCATCCCCTGTCAGTTCCTCTTTATTTGTACCACCGGTTAAGGGAACACCTGCCAGGGCCTTAAGCTCCGCATCTCTCTTAAACACCACGAAATCATTATCTTTAAGTTCCTCCGCTGTGAATACTGTCTGCACATCCACCTGCGCATCATCCAGATAGGTACACACGTCAAAAGCATTTTCCTGTTCCATACTGTCCAAAATCGCAATTCGGATACTATTGCCCCTGACACCGGAATATTTCGCTGCGGCATATGTGTTTGCGGCCTTCACCCCGGAGTTTATCCGATAAAAATAAACGGTTCTGGCATGGATAAATAAATCCCGTATGGGTTTTAACTGCTCTGCGTCATAAAGGTAGCCAAAAATCTTTTGCGCATCCTCCTTAAATTGTTTCTGCGTCACAGGAAATACTCTGCCTTCCTCACCCCAGTCAAGTGCCGCCGGCAATGCAGCCAATCCCCGGTCTGACAATGCAGACACAGCCCTGGATGCACTGATAAAATTAATGTAAGTACCTGGAAGAATTTTGTTCTGTGTGGTAAATGCTCCTCCTCCTAATGCCATATTAGTTCACTCTCCTCTCTCTAAATGTTGTAATAAGTTTCTGGATATCTCCGTGGGTATAGGTTTTTCCCTTCTCCAACATAATGTCCAGGATATCCTTGTCCTTCTCATACCTGGATGCATGTAAAATCTGTTCCCTGGTAAAACTTTTTTTCTCCGGCCCAACGCCGTTTCTTTCTTTTTTTTCTGCCATGATTTCATCCTTTCTTACTGATTTTGTTGGTCAACTGCTCCATAAAATTATCTCTATTTCCTGGTTTTGTTAAAAAATACTCATAGGAAACATAAAAATGCAGTCCCCCATCTTTACTGTTGGTTTTAAAATTGCTGCCCCTCAAAATCCCCTCTTCCGTATGGATATATTCCAATATCTCAAAAAGAACATGAGCCATTTTCTGCAGCGTCTCCGCTCCCCCTTCCTCCGGAACACAGCGGATTTCAAAATTGTGAGATGACTTGTATCTCCTGCCCATAACTAATTGAAGAGAACTCTCAGTTTCTTTAATCAGAAAATACGGACCGTTTCTTTCCGGAGGTATTTCTTCCTCATAAATCTCCCAATCTGTACATACCTTTCCAATGCTCTGGGCAATCATCCTTCTCAGCACCTGTGCTGTCAATGTGACATCCCTCCTTTCTGCATGACACATATTGTGTCATTTTTTAGTAAAAAAATTTAACACCTTAATTTTTTCCTCCTTTCGTCACGTTTTGTGGAACTAAATACACTATACACTATGTCACGTTTTGTGTCAACACATTTTGTGGAATTTTTTTCTTTATTTTTTTCACGAATCGTGATATCATAGATAATACAAAAACAGAAAGGCGAATCTACTATGGGAAATTTTGCAAAGGTGTTTAGAGAATTAAGGACAAAAAGCGGTCTCACCCAACAGGAAATGGCAGATAAATTAGACATTTCCAGAAGCAGTATCGGCATGTATGAAAACGGCGAACGGGAGCCCGGCTTTGAATTATTAGAAACGATTGCAGATTATTTTAATGTAGATATGAACTATTTACTGGGGAAAAAAGATTCCTCCCAGCAAAGGGAGCAGGGATATTATCTTGACGAGGATGCCCGGGATATGGCCCAGTTCCTCTTTGACAATCCTGAATACAAAGTTCTCTTAGATGCAACAAGAAAAACAAAAAAAGAAGATATCCTTTTTGTAAAAGAGATGATAGACAGGATAAACAGTGGAAGAAAATAATATAAAACCAAGGAGAGTGACGCATACGGAAAATATCAGCACAATATACGCCAACCTGCCCACATCAATTCCCGCATATGTGGTACAAAACAGTGATATGAGTTATACCATCGTTTTAAACAGCAGATTATCACGGGAGAGAAACATCGTCTCCTACTGGCATGAAATGAAACATATCACAGAAAAGGATTTTGAAAAAGAGGATGTGCAGCAAATTGAAAGAGATGCACATAAAGATTAA